AGTGCATTTGTAGTAGACCCTCGTTGTTCACAGCTAAAAGCTGCGATGATGGGCGGGTATAGGTTTCATAAAAAGAATGGGACTATAGATAAAAACAAACATAGCCACGTTGCCGAAGCCTTACAGTACTTTATGCTACATGTAGGCTCTGCATCTGACGGGGACTTACTAGCTAGGCGCAGGGAAATAAAAACTGTGTCAGCAGGAGGATGGACATGACAAGACTTGACACATTATGTTGTGTGTGTTACGCCATAGGCGTGTTACTACACAAGCTCTCCCTCTCAGGCTTGTTTTTATGACTATTTTGCCCCCGCCATCTCCTCATCTCTGGCGGGGGTTTCTTTTACTTGCATGAAAACTTGACTAGATGTATAACTATATACATATTGTAATAAGGAGTACACACAATGCCTAAAGGAAAACCAATGGGTTACGGTAAACCAACCAAAAAAATTAAAACGGGTAAGTAAATATGGCGGGTCTTTCTATGTTACGTGTTGTTAGCAATGACGATATGGTAAAAGCTGAAGAAGCTAAAATCCGTAGTGATATGGAAGACCGACAGAATAGCGAGCTTATACTTGGACTTGCAGCACACGTTAAAGCGTGTTGGAATCCTGCACGTATAGCTAAGAAACCCATAGAAAACATAATGTTACGTGCCCTTAGGCAACGTAACGGTGAGTATGAAGCTGACAAACTTAGTCAGATCAAAGCTCAGGGCGGCTCAGAAGTATACATGATGTTAACAGAAGTTAAGTGTCGTGGAGCAGAGAGTTGGCTCAGAGATATTTTGTTGGACACAGGTTCTCCTCCCTGGGACTTAAACCCTACACCTATTCCTGACCTTGGCCCTGAGCAAGAAGAAAAAATAAAAAACATTTTTGCGCAAAGCGTAATAAAAGTTTTGCAGACATCAGGTCAAGCACCCAGTGAAGAAGAAATGGCAGAGCTTGAAGAAGTTGCTGCACAAGATTTTAGATTTGCCGTACTACAAGAAGCACAAAATCGTGCTGATAAAATGAAATTAAAAATTAACGATCAGTTTGCCCAAGGTGGTTGGGCTGATGCGTTTGATGAATTTATTACTGACATGGTTACCTACCCGTCAGCTTTTATAAAAGGCCCAGTAGTACGACGACAACGTGTTTTAGGTTATAGCCGAGCGTCAGATGGTACTACTATTGTAGAAGGTACTGAGCGTTTAGGCCCTGAGTATGAACGTGTTAACCCCTTTAATATATACCCAGAACCTGGTATTACACATATTAATGAAGGGTATATATTTGAACATCACCCTATGAGCCGTAGTCAATTGTCTGATCTTATTGGCGTACCTGGCTATGATGAAGACGCTGTACGAGAAGTTTTAAAAATTGGTAATGGCCAGTCTTGGATCAATGAAGATGTAAAGTTACAAGAAGAAGAGCAGGAACGTAAGTACTATTCTTATGAATCTCCTACAGAAACCTTTGATGCTTTAGAGTTTTGGGGTAAAGTTAGTGGCGAAATGTTACTAGACTGGGGTTTATCAGAGGAAGATATACCCGATCCTGCTAAAGAATACGATGCAAACGTGTGGGTTGTAGGTAATTATGTTATAAAAGCACTACTAAACTACGACCCTTTAGGCGAAAAACCATATGTTAAAACGTCATTTATTAAAGCTCCAGGCGCGTTCTGGGGTAAAGGTATACCGGAAATCATTGAAGACTTACAGAATGTTTGCAATGCAGCAGCACGTTCCCTTGTCAACAATATGGGACTCGCGTCTGGGCCTCAAGTTGAAGTTAACCTTGAGCGTATCCCTCCTAATGAGGACATTACGCAATTACATCCTTGGAAAATTTGGCAGGTAACTAACGATCCTTTAGGTTCTAGCGCTCCAGCTGTAAGGTTTTCACAACCTGATTCTCGTGCTAATGAGTTAATGGGTGTTTACGATAGGTTTAGTAAACTAGCGGACGACCATTCAGGCGTTCCATCCTACGTTACAGGTGATCTTAATGTATCCGGTGCAGGTCGTACTGCTTCTGGATTGTCTATGCTTATGGGCTCAGCCGGTAAAGGTATACGTCAGATTGTTATGTATATAGATAACGATGTTGTCCGTCCTATTGTACAGCGGCAGTTTGTATATAATATGAGATACGACGAAGATGAGTCTATTAAAGGTGATGTAGAAGTACTAGCCCGTGGCGCTATAAACTTAGCTGTTAAAGAAACATTAAATGTTAGACGTGTAGAGTTCTTAAACGCTACTGCTAATCCGATTGATGTGGAAATTGTAGGTCAAGATGGTAGAGCAGCTTTACTACGTGAAGTAGCTAAAGGTTTACAAATGCCTGTAGATGACATTGTACCTTCAAGAGAAAAAGGTTCGCAACAAGCGCGAGGCCAAGCAAAGATGGCTGCGCAGCAACCCGCCCCAACACCTACACAACCTGATGGATCACCTAAAGGTGGCGGCGATGGCAATGTTGTAAGTAACCAACAAACGGGGGCAGTATGAAGCGTCCCGATAACGATACAATAAAAGTGTTGGCTGCAGCTACGCGCCAACATCCAGCAATACTCTCCTGGTTCGATAGCTGGTATCAGCACGAGCTAGAGCAGTTGCCTAATATAGGCAGAGAGAACGTGACACGTTCACAGGGGCGGTGTCAAGTTCTCAAAGAGGTCAGAGACCTTTTAGAAAAGTCCCCTGAATATGCAGCACAGTCTTCCCCATGAGACAGCTGTTTAATTACGCATACCGATAGGAGCGTTTAACATGGCAATACCAGCGCAAGTTAGAAAACAGTCTGAGGCTGTTCAGAAATTGTATGATGATCTTAATGAAGATGTTACAGAACAGGATGTTGTATCCGAGGCTGTAGTTGAAAACATTAAGCCTGACCCAGTGGAAGACACCGACAGTGTAGAACAACAAGCAGTCGAATCTACTAATAACGAGCAAGTAAAAGTAGATGATGTAGATGAAGAAGAAACATTTGAGAAGAGATATAAGTCTCTTCAAGGAATGTATAATGCTGAAGTACCACGTCTTCACGCCGAAAAGCGTGAACTGGAATCGCGTGTTTCACAACTAGAAACGCTAATGACAACTTTAAGTGAGCCTAATGTAGCTTCTACTACAGCAGCGCAAGTCCTAGTGACAGATGCTGATGTTGAGGAGTATGGCGAATCTATTGATGTTATGAGGCGTGTAAGTCGTGAAGAGGCTGCAAGCCAGCAGTCGCGCATTGACCAGTTAGAAAATCTTGTACGAGGGATGCAAACCAGCGTAGTGCCGCAAGTGCAGCAACTACAGCATAGGCAAGCAGTTACCACGGAACAAGCGTTCTGGGCTGATATTCAGACCGCAGTACCTGACTGGCAGGAGGTTAACACAGACCCGGAGTTTCAATCCTGGTTACTTGATGTAGACCCTTTAACAGGTATAAGCCGACAAACTTATCTGGATGACGCACAGCGTAATCTTGATTCACGGCGTGTGACCAATTTCTTTTCTACATGGAAGACGCAAACTGGCCAGTCTGTTGCTCAACCCAGTCGGCAAGCTACTGCTAATTCACAACTTGAGAAACAAGTTGCTCCAGGACGAGGTCGTTCTAGCGCTACTAAAAACTCAGGTGAACCTGCTACTTACTCTTCAAACGATATTAAGAAATTCTTTTCTGATGTTCAAAAAGGTAAGTATAAAGGGAAAGAGCAAGAGCGTGACCGAAAAGAGCGTGACATTTTCGCTGCACAGCGGGAAGGTCGCATTGTCACTGCATAATTAAACATAGGAGCCAATCATGGCATTTCCAGTATCCCCAGGTAACCCGGCCTATTCGGGTAACTTTATCCCTGAAATTTGGTCAGGAAAACTAATTGAGAATTTCTACGATGCAACAGTATTGTCAGCAATCTCAAACACTGCTTACGAAGGTGAAATTCGTAATATGGGTGACACGGTAAATATCCGTACCACACCAGAAATCACTATTCGTGATTACGTTAAGGGTCAAACTTTATCAGTAGAGAACCCTGACAAAGCTAAGTTGCAACTTCTAATTGACAAAGGCGAGTATTTTGCCTGTGTTGAAGACGATGTTGATAACATTCAGTCTGACGTAAACTTAATGGACACATGGTCTAAAGACGCTTCTGAGCGTATGAAAATTAAGATCGACCAACGTGTTCTTACTGATATACTTCCAGATATTTCTGCACTTAATAAAGGCGCAACTGCCGGTGCAATTTCTGGTGATATTGATTTGGGTACGCAAGGCGCACCTGAAGCATTGACTACAAACAATGTAATTGATTTGATTGTTAATATGGGTACAGTATTAGATGAAGCTAATGCTCCTGAATCAGATCGTTACCTTGTAATTCCAGCTAAGATGGCTGGTTTAATTAAGCGTTCAGACCTTAAAGATGCGTCTATTACTGGTGATTCTACATCGCCTTTACGTAATGGTCGTTTAGGTATGATTGATCGGTTCACAGTTTACATGAGCCACAACATCAAGAAAACTGGTGCTAACTTTGACGTTATTGCTGGTCATAAAATGGGTTTCACTTTTGCATCACAGATGACAGAAATGGAAACTATTCGCTCCGAATCAACATTCGGCAATATTGTTCGCGGTTTACAAGTGTATGGTTACAAGGTTGTAAAACCTGAAGCTATCGCTCAAGCCGTTGTAACGCTTTAATCGGAGGTCTGAATCATGGCTACTTATACTGAAGGAACTGGTTTCAATAAAGGAACTGCCGCTATCCCCAATAATGGGCTTAACAAACTTTCTATGATTGAGGTAACTCTTAACTGGGCTACTATCGCTGCTGATCGTGCAGCTGCAGGTCAAACTGCAATTGGTGCGAACGACATCTTAGAAGTTATGCCTATCCCTGCTAAAACTTACGTTATGCAAGTTGGGTTAGATGTTACTACTGCTGAAGGCGGTACTTGTACTGTTGATGTTGGTGATGCAACAGACCCAGATGGGTTTCTTGATGGCGTAAATGCTAACACTGCTGCGTCTTATGCTACTGCATTAACTCTAGCAGAGGCTTCACCTAACACTGTAGTTGGGTATAGCAACGGTAAGTATTATGCTGCTGCAGATACAATTGACATTAAAACTGTCAATGCTGCTGATGCTGCTGTTATGCGCTTATGGGCGCTAGTTGCAGATTGCAGCTAATTAACTAAAAGATTGGGGGCTAACGCCCCCTTTCATCTTATTTAGGAGATAACATATGCCTACTAATTTAACTGGTTCGGATATTAAAGATACTTACGACCAACTACTACATGTTAGTGACGGCCCTGCTTCAGCTGAGAAAGTAGTACATGGCGGTACAGGTGTTGCTACTGCTTTATCTATTGGTACAGGGTCTGTTTCTGTAGATAATATTAAATTAGACGGTAATGTCATTTCTACTACAGATACTAATGGTAATTTAACTTTAACTCCTAACGGTACAGGCGAAGTACAACTTACAGGAAAGTTTGGTTATTCTACAGGCGGCGGTACTGTAACTCAAACTACAAACAAAACTACAGCAGTAACTTTAAACGCTAAAAGCGGACAAATTACTATGAACAATGCAAGTATGTCTAGTAATACTACAGCTGGATTCACACTTACTAATAGTTTTGTAGCGGCTACAGATGTTGTTATAGTAAACATAGCTAGCGGCGCAACAGCAGATGGGTATATACTTACCGTAGATGCAGTAGCTGCAGGCAGTTGTAGAATTAGTGTACGTCATAATAGCGGCGGCGCATTAAGCGAAGCACTAGTACTTAATTTTGTAGTTATTAAAGGAGTTACATCTTAATGGCTAAGTATCAAGGTAAAAGCGTTACACTTAATAGCCCTAGCAGAATTAGTAAGGGTCAGCCAGGATATGGCCGTAAAAAATCTCAGGTTTACGTAAAAGGGCAAAGTGATAAAGTAGTAAAAGTTATGTTCGGTGACCCAAACATGACTATAAAAAAAGAACAGCCAGGTAGACGTTCTAATTTTAGAGCGCGTCATAATTGTGATAACCCTGGCCCTAAAACAAAGGCACGATATTGGTCGTGTAAAGCGTGGTAATATGGTAAAAGGCAAAGCAAAACCTAATAATCCTAAGTTATGGGCAGCAAAAATAAGAGCTGCTAAACAAAAGTTTGATGTATACCCTAGTGCGTATGCTAATGCTTGGGCATCTAAAGAATATAAAAAAGCTGGCGGTACTTGGTCTGGTTCAGATAATAGGGTTAAGTAATATGGCTAAAGAAGGTTTAGGTAAATGGTTTGCTGAAAAATGGGTAGACGTAAGTTCGGGCGAACCCTGCGGTAGGTCTACAGCACAGAAAACTTCTAGAGGTTATCCCGCCTGCCGACCTAAATCCATATCTGATAAGATGACAAAAAAAGAAAAAGATGATATGGCTAGAAAAAAGACTAGTTCTAAACGCCAGAGTTGGCCCGTTTCGCCTTCAGGTACAAGGAAGACAACATGAAACAGCGTTGGTTAAAAAATGTTAATGACGGTTTTATTTACGGGTGGGATGAGTATCTGGAAAAACATCCTCTTGTAAAAGAAGTTACTGAGGAAGAAGCTTTCCCTGAAAAATTTTTAAAGCCTTTACAAGTAAAACGTGCTAAAGCTACTAGAGCTAAGAATAAATCCAAGCTAGACCTTACTACTGAAAACGTATTTGAGTCAGCTCCTATTACAACTGCACCAGAGTTAGCTGCTGATGCTTCACGGGGGTTACCTGAATGACACCGCAAGATGTAATTGATGATGTAAGACAGTTAGTACAAGATACTGACTCTGCGTCTTATAGATACACTGACGCTGAAATGTTAGGGTTTGTTAATCAAACTGTAAAACGTGTAATTATTTTAAGACCTGATTTATTTTCTACTATAACAACTATAACAACTACGCCAAATACTGTTATACAGGCTATGCCGTCTGACTCGTTACGGCTTGTAGAACTTTACTCTGTACAAAGTGGTAATGTTTTAACAGAAGTAAATAGAGAATCTTTAGATCAAACTTACCCTGCTTGGGTTAGTGATCCAGCAGGTACTCCGTATAACTATATGCGCCATGTTAGAAATCCTAATAGATATTTTCTATATCCGCGACCTGTTTCTGGCATTGTAATAACCGGTGAGTACGTACAGATACCTGCGGACTATGCTATTGGAGCTACTATCGCATCTCTTCCTGATGCTTATTTACCTGCTTTAGTAGACGGCACTGTGTTTTTAGCTGAGTCTATTGATGACGAACATGCAAACACTGGTCGTGCTAAATTATTCCTAGATTCATTTACTGCTTCACTTGGCGCAGGCTTGACTAGCCGTGAACTAACCGACAGTGAAAGCGGTGGATTAGAACGTGCTAGACGACTAGCAGGGGATAAGTATAAAAGGATGACTGTATAATGGCCACACGTTCTTATATTTCACTTGCTGCTAGGATTAACCCTAGCGTACCAGGGTGTTCTTTACCTATGCTAGAACAGTATATTAGAGATGCTTCAATAGCTACATGCGAACGTACTTTAGCGTGGCGGTATGAACAACCTACATTTAACCTAACACCTGGTGTTTATAAGTACGCTTACAATAAACCGGTAGAAACTACTGTACAAACAGTAATGTACGCCTCACTTAACGATTCTCCTTTATCGGCAGTTACATTAGAAGACGCTACTCGAAGGTATCCTAACTGGGCAAAAACTTCTACTACTGACGCTGACATAGCTTTGTACGGCTCACAACCTATGGTGTTTACACAGCTTAGCCCTAATAGTTATATTGTGTTACCAGCTCCAGATGCTGAGGCAACTTATACAATACGTATGATTTATGCTTTAAAACCTACTCGTGATTCTGAGGGTATGGATGAAGTAATAATGGACGAATTAGAACCAGCTATAATACATAAAACATTACAAGAACTATTAGTACTCCCTGGAGTTGCATGGTCTGACAGAGAGTTAGCATCTTATCATGCAAAACAATTTATTTCTAAGGTTTCTGAGTATAGAGCTAATGCAAGCCTAGGTAATATGCGTGCTTCAGTTTCTGTGCGTATGCGACCCTTTGCTTAGGAGACCGTTATGGATGCAAGACTTTCAACCCCTCGAATAGAATTAGTAAGCAGCGATACAGGGCCTCAACTTCAGTTTACTGTTACTGATAGTTTAACTGGCGCGGCTGTTGATCTTACTGGCGCTACTGTAACAATGCACTTTCGCGCTGTAGGAACTACTACTAATTTGTTTAGTAGGGCGTGCGCCGTTTCTGCTCCTCCTGCAGATGGAGTGGCTGTATTATCATGGCAAAGCACTGACCTTAACCGCGATGCTGGAGACTACGAAGGTGAATTAGAAACAGTACTATCTGACGGCACTAGACAAACTGTGTATGATACAATTCAGTTTAGATTGCGAGAGGATTTTGCGTGAAGATAAGAGCCACTACGCAACAAATACGGGCTAGAGTAACTACTACCGCGTTTAACCTTGCTACGAGGGCTACAAACTTTGCGTTAACTACACGAGCAAACGCTTACAAAATAAAAATAGAAGTAGGACATTTTTTAAGTTTAAAGTTTTTTACTGAAACTATATCTATATTATCTTTGCCTGCATTGTTTTTTAACAAAGCGGGTATAACTGATTCAGCTACTATAGATGACACAACTGTACTAGACCCTAGCAAAGGTATTACAGACGCTACTACAGTTAGTGAAGTATTTGCTAAAGTACAGGCTAAAGGTTTTTCAGATAGATTTAGTATTGAAGATGGTGGATTATATTTTTTAGAAGATTATACTTCTATTGATTATACTGCCGGTACACAGCCTATACTTTCTATGGGTAAAAATATATCAGACTCTGCAGGGTTTAGTGATGTACTAAGTAACTTTAGTATAACTAAAGGTATAGTTGATACACCTATGTTTACTGATGGTATAGCCTTAAATAAAAGCAAATTAATAGAAACAGATACTGCAAATGTATCAGAAGCATATGCAGCGTTGTTTAGTAATTCAGCTACTGATGGGATAACAGTTGCCGAAAACTTTATTACGTTGTATAGTAAGGGTGTGGCTGATAGTGCTGCTTGGTCTGACATCTCTTCATTGGTGATTGGCCCTGTTGTGCAGGATGCTTTAAATACATCAGACTCAGGTAGTCTAAGGTCGCAAGGTTATTGTAGCTTTGACTATTTTGCAGCAGACTATGTTGGAACTTCGTTAACCTTCTAAGGGGTATGGCAATGAACTCAAAAGAAAACTTAGGTCTATCCGGGAAGCTGACGCTTGTCCTAACTGATAGCAATGGTCGTATAAAAGAAGAACGACACCTAAAAAATTTAATCGTAAACGCAGGCTTAGGCCATATAACTAGTCGTATGACTGCAGCATCCTCAGATGTAATGTCTCATATGGCTTTAGGTAGTGGCTCAACTGCTGCTGCTGCAGGCAATACAGCACTTGGCTCTCAATTAGGTAGTCGTGTAACTTTTACTAGTGCAACACGTAGCGGCTCTAACAATGAAAGTATTGCATATGTTACTACTTTTGGCGCAGGTGTAGCTACAGGTGCAGTAACCGAAGCAGGTATTTTTAATGCTGCTTCTTCTGGTACAATGCTTTGTCGTACCGTATTTGCTGTAGTTAACAAAGGTTCAGGTGACACACTACAAGTTACATGGACAGTTACACTAGCAGCTTCGTGAGGTAACTAATGGCAACTATTGTAACTAGATCGGGTAAAGGCTCACCGCTTACAAACGGAGAAGTAGACGCTAACTTTAATAATCTTAATAGTGATAAAGTTGAAACGTCTACTATATCTGGGTTTGGGGCAACGCTCATTGATGATGCAAATGCAACAGCAGCTAGGAGTACATTGGGCGTAGGTACAATAGCTGTACAAGCTGCAAACAACGTAGACATAGACGGAGGTAGTATTACTGGCATTACAGATTTAGCTGTAGCTGATGGCGGTACTGGTGCGTCAAGTATATCTGCTGCGCAAACAAACTTACAAGTAGACCCTGCCGGAACTGCGGTAGCTCTAGCAATCGCATTGGGATAATATATCATGGCTAATACATTTAAAGTAAAAACTTTTGGCGGAGGCAGCACAAACGCTAATACAGCAATGACAGTGTATACTGCACCTTCTAGTACATCAACAACAATAATTGGTCTTACAATAGCAAACATTATTGCTACACAAGTATTGGTTAGTGTTCAGTTAGAAAACAATGACGGTAACAACGTATATTTAATTAAAGATGCGCCAATATCTCCAGGTGGTTCGTTTGTTCCTATAGGCGGTGACCAAAAAGTTGTTATGGAAGCATCCGATATTTTAAAAGTTACTTCTAATACGGCAAATTCTGTCGATAGCACATTGAGTATTTTGGAGATCACCTAATGCCATATCAAGGTAATACACCAGTAGAATCTTATATAGCTACTGTAAAAGATTCGTTTAATGGTAACGGTTCTACTACTGCTTTTACAATGTCAAAACCAACACAGGTAAATGACGTTAGAGTAGTTGTAGAAAACGTTATCCAAGACCCATCTGTAGCATATACTGTATCAGGAACTACGATTACCTTTACATCTGCTCCCCCCTCTGGAACAAATAATATATATGTAATACATCTTGGCCCTGCTGTAGCAACAGCACAACCTCCCGCTGAAATAGCTGATGCTACTACGTTTGCATCTAATGTATCTGTGCAGGGTTCGTTTACCTCACCAGGCATTGACGATAACGCAGATGCTACAGCACTTACTATTGACAGTTCAGAAGTCGTACTTGTCGGCAAAACATCTAATACATTTTCTCAACAGGGCGTAGCATTACGCGCTAACAACGACAGCCAAATTACACGAGATGGCGGTAACCCGCTTAGTTTAAACCGGACATCTAGTGATGGTGATATTGCTAAGTTCTTTAAAGACGGCTCAGCTGTAGGTAGTATTGGGGTTTCTGGTACTAGATTGACAGTTGGAAGCGGTGGTAGTGCTTCTGGTATTCGTTTTGATGGCGCTCAGTGGATACCTACAATTAGTAATGTTGAATCAGACAACGGGGTTGATATTGGCTGGTCAACCTCACGTATTAGAAACATCTACACATCAGGTGGAATATACCTCGGCGGTACAGGTTCAGCTAATAAGTTGGACGATTATGAAGAGGGGAGTTTTACTCCTACATTACATGGTGGTTTTTCTAGTGGGCCAACAAGCTACAGTCGGCAAGTAGGTGTGTATGTAAAAGTAGGAAGACTTGTTAGCTTTCAGATTGACATAAAGGCTATTGGTGCTTCTGCAAATAACTCTCTTATACAGCTTGGGGGCTTACCTTTTACAAGCGTTCAAAATGCAACTAATGGCTATGGTGCGGCATATATATCTTATCAAGAAAGTTTCGTTTTTGGAAATTACCCACAATTACACGTTAGTGCCGACAGTACACTTATACAATTTTATCAAAACGGAGGTGGAAGTGCTGTAAATTACAATGGTAATGCCTCTGACACAAACATAAATGCTAGATTAATTATTGTAGGGCAATACCTCACAGACGCATAACCCTTTTAGAGATTGGGTTGGACAGGTGGCAATCACGCCACGATAAAACATAGGAGGCCAACATGGCACTAACAGAAACAACAGTAGAAGATAAGATTGAAGTCGTTGGAGATCACAAGCATGTGCAAGTTCGTACAGCTACTGTGATAGCTAGAGATGGCACAGAGATTAGCAGATCATTCCATCGTCACGTCTTACAATGCTCAACTAAATCAGGTGACACATGGGGTAACACTGACATCTCAGGTGAGTCAACAGAAGTACAAGCAATATGCAATGCAGTTTGGACAGACGCAGTGAAGACTGCATACCAGACTGCAATGGATGCAGCAGAAATATAGGAGACTAACATGAGTCGCGCAAGAGATACCGCAGATCAAATAAATAGAGTAAACTCGAGCGCG